CTCTTCTTTCCAGAATTCTTGCAATAGTAGTGCAAGAATATACTACTTTTAATTAAAATTTATTCTTATCAACCATTAACCGAGATTTGAAAAATGTATTAATATAACTATTAAGTCAATATAAACATAATTGCCCCTATTTACAGGGGTTTATTCTGCACTTGTACCGTTTTTGTACCGCTTTTCTAAAAAGCCAATACTGATTTTTTCTTTTTTCGGCATAAAGTGAGCATATATTGTTAAAGTCACATTTACGTTCCCATGTCCTAATGTATGCGATACCCACAAAGCATCAATTCCATTATTTAACATGAGACTTGCAAACGTATGTCTCGTGTTATGTAAAGCTCTAGTTTTAAGGTTATTTCTCTCTAGTACCTTTTGGAAGTTTTGATAGAACAATGTGTTACTTCCATGATACGAACCTTGTTTATTAAGAAACACATAGCTATTAGATAGCCCTGTTTCTAACCTCTGGTTTAAAAAATACTCTCTTGCATACTCTAATAGTTCTATATCCCTATGACTAGATAATGTCTTAGGCTCATTAATGAAACCATCTGCAACAGTTTTAGTAATTGATATAGTATCTGTATCGAAATCTATATCTTCCCACTTTAGAGCAAGAAGTTCACCGCTTCTCATACCAGTAAAAAATGATATTCCAAAAAAGTTTTTCATTTGTCCTTGTGTATCAGATAAGATCATATCAATCTCATCAAGATTTAAAGGTAATTGCTTTTTCTTTTTAACACTTTTATACTTTGGCATCCTTACAGATTTAACAGGATTGCTTTTGATATGCTCACCTAAAACAGCAATATCAAAAACTTCACTAAGCAAAATTCTAGCAACAGTTATTGACTGTCTTTGTAAACCTTTACTAAACATTTTATCTTGAAACTTTTTAATGTCTAAAGGTTTAATTTGTGCTACTGATAAATCCTCAAAAAATGGTATAATATGCGTGGTCTTTACAGAATTATACGCTAACATAGTCTTATGCTTTAAGACTCTGCTTTTTTCAGTAATAACATCATCAAGAATGTCTAAAACAAGTGGCACTCCACTTTCAATATCTAAACCTAATTCATTGCTTAGTTTACCGCTTTTAAACTTACCGATAATTATATTTTTATTGATTGTTGTATATTTCAACCGTGATGATTTTAACTTATCACCAAAGCCAAAATATAAAACACCGTTCCGATTTTTAAATCGCAATTTTCTCATGAGCTATTCCTTTATGAAGTTCATTTCTAAACTCAAATATAGCTTCCTCTATAAACACTAGAATTTTACCATTTTTTCTAGTGAAGTGGTAGCCCTCTTTTAAAAGACTACTTTCAATGTAATTATTTATGGTTCTTTCAGATTTATTTAAAAATTTCGCAACTTCTTTTTTAGATGTTAAAGGTGGTGCATATTTAGCCATCCTCTCTGACATTTCTTTAACTGTCGCGAGAAGCTCAGGGATTAGCTCTAAGTGTTCAAATACTCCTATGTCTAGTGCGCTCATTATGTGACCTCTTTGTATTGGTTTTTACACCAACTGCCATTGGTGACTATTGGATGAAGTCAAGCAACCTTTCTTCATTGTCAATAGCTCTATTGTTTATAAATGAGCCATTACCGAGAATAGTTACATACTTGCATCTTTTAGCTTCTTTTGAAAGCAACTTTTGTATTTCATCAAGTGTAACAATTACACTTTCGGATGAATGTGAATCATTTATAAGCTCACATTCTATTTTTTCAATTCTATTTAAAATCACAAGATAAAGCGCTTTTGCTCTTAGCTTGTAATCAACACCATGTTTTAAAAAATTTTCTTTTTCCCAAATCATTAACTAGCCTTTAATAATTAAAATTAGTTAAAAGATTATAGTGTTTAGTAGTTGATGTTGTCAATTTTATAATATTCATTATTGTTGTGCAGCTATAAAGTATATATTTTGTCCGTTAAAACTAAAAAAAAGGCAGAATATAACCTTTATAATATTAATTCTTTAAATGTTGTCTTTAAAGCTTCAAATTTAGAGAGTTCTTTCTCCATGCTCAAAACTTTTCTATACAACTCTATGACCTTGTTCATTTGTATGCTCAACTCACCTGTGCGAGAAACACTCTTGATAGCACTTTCCGAGTAACCAAGCTCAATACCTAGTTCTGCATTAGTCATATTTAGCTCTTTTTTGAGAGTAACTAAAATATTTGTGCTTTTACAATCAGGGGGATTTATCCAAAATCTAAGTGTTAAATTAGTGTTTTTACTAATCCAACTTAACAAATCTGTGGAAAAAGTAGAAACAATAATTATATCGCTGTTATGAAGATTATCGTGTAAAACTGAAACAACATCTGAACATATTAAATTAAAGTCAGAGTAATACTCTAACAATGCTTTTTCGATATCGTTTTCATTAAAAACGGGAACTTTCGAGTTAACTACTGTGTAGCATATGTCTTTAAAAAGTATTCCTTGGTAGTTCATAATTGTTCTCTTTTCAATATAAATTGTAGCCTAAGAACAATATTAAAAAGCTGATAAAGCAAAGCAGAATAGAGATTTTAAGGAAGATTAGTTCTTGCAATACTAATAAAGAAAATAAATATTTTTTACTGCTATTAGTAGTGATTATTAGTGTGCCTCAAAATGGAATTTCATCTTCCTCAATGTCGATTACCGGAACAGAATCGCTACTAGGCATTTGCTGAGCCGGCTTTTGATAGCTCTGCGGCTGTTGCGGCTGTTGATAACTCGGCTGTTGATAGCTTTGTTGTTGAGACTGATTCTCTCCAGTTTGAGGCGCTTGGTAACTGTTTCCACCGCCTTGATTATCACCTTTAGAATCTAACATCTGCATAGTTTCAACAACAACAGAATGCTTAGAGCGCTTCTGTCCATTTTGATCTACCCATTGATCAAAGTTAAGTCTACCTTCAACTAATATCTTTGAGCCTTTTTTAAGATATTGGTTAGCAATCTCTGCACTTCTTGCAAAGAAAGTTATATCTACGAAACATGCTTCCTCTTTTTTTTCACCATTGCTAGTGAACTTACGGCTTGTAGCAATTGCTGTTGAAGCTATACCCATTCCTGATTGACTATACCTAAGTTCAATGTCTCGTGTGCAATTACCAACCAAAATAATTTTATTGTACATTTTTTACCTCTTTAAATTTATAAGTTGAATTTTTTGTTATAATCACCATGTATTCATCATCTTTAACAATAACTTTAACGCTACTGCTGCGGATACTGTTGAACGAAAATACGCTCCCATTATAATTAAACTCTCCATTTTTCCCAATTTCTCTATTACCTATAGAGTTTTCATTATTAAGTTCTATTAATTTATACATCTAAAAGCTCCTTATTTTCATAAATATTTCCTATTACTTCAATAGTTTCACATCCGCAACCAACCATAATATAACTAAGGCTATTTGAGTCACAGTCTAAATCTGGGACTAAGTCAAAAGCAGGGTAATGACTATCAATACAGTATTTAATTTCATGTATTGTCTTATCTCCAAAATCATTAGTGACTCGAACAATGTCACCTTCATAAATTTCATTTTTAGCTTCACTCGTATCTTTTAAGCCTGTGTATTGCATAAGCTTATCACTTGCACAATACTCCCATCTATGAGGCATAGCATCGTTATAGTGTGGTGGATAAGAACGAACGAAACTAATTCTCATGCCTTGAATTGTCCATTCTAACCCGTCTACTGTCCACATTGTTTCTTCTTCATCGTCAAACACTCTATGTTTTATCTCTCTCTTTTCCATCTTCAATACTTCCTTTTATGTTTGTATTTTTTAATTGATAAAAAGCACTTTCCCAAGTAAAAGTGGCAGTAGTTAAAATATTATTAAAATATCTATCTTTTGCCATCTTCCATCTACCATCTTCATGAATCATTAGTTTGAGTTTTTTACCAAGTTCATAAACTTCAGCTTTATAATCATTCTCAGATATATCATCATTGTTGCAATCACACTCTTCATAAATACTTGTTCCACAGGCACAATATTCATCAAGTGTTAGTTGCATCCCTCAACCCTTTCAAATTCAAATTCATATACAAATACATAAGGGTTATCTTCCCATAGCCATCCTTGAGGTTTTGAAGAGTCCCAAATACCTATCCATTTTTCGTAATATTCATCTCTAATTGCTGCATCAAACTCTTCATCTGTTCTTATATCACTAGCAAATGATTGCTCATCAAATTCTATCCCCTCTTTTTTAATCTCACAAATAGTAATATCTTTTAATCTTTCTATTTTAATATTAGTGATTGTTAAATAAATAGGATTTTCATCATTCTCTTCAACAGATACTATTCTTTCATTATGCCTTTGGTCTTTCCATAGGTATTTTTGCACATAAACAATTTCCCCAATTTTATGAACTAAGTCATAAGTATCAAGTCCTGATCCATCGTAATCTCTAACATCAACTGTATCGGTATCAAGCTGTATCAATCTATCGTAGTAAGGAGATATATTAAATATTTCTCTAAACTGCACCTTACGACCATCTAAAATAGCCTTAGTCATTTCTGTATTGAATAATATGTTTTTCATTAGTCTACCTCCTTATCTCTAGATTCGTATTTATCCGAATAAAATCTACTACACTCACCACACTCCATGGGAAATGAATCAATTCCATCTTTTAGTGGCTTATGAGTGCAACCATTACAAGTTTTACTTTTATTCTCCTTATCGACTGTTTTTATATGAAACCCAACTTCTTTGGTGTCGTTCTTGAGTAGCACCTTATCTACAATCTCGCACATCTCTGGAATTTGCTCAGAATTTAAAAGTTGTGCTAAATACGCTTTTAGTCTTAGGGCTTGTTTTTGTTGAGCGACTGCGGTTAGTTCACTCATGGATGTAGCCTCGATATAAAACCGGTGCCGTTTCGTTTGAGTAGTTTTTTCAAAAAACTTCTCAGGCTTATGACATCTCGTGTGATTACTTCGTATGGCTTACCGTCAAGTGTTCCTTTTAATGAGTAAATTGGCTTTAATAATTTCATTTTCACCTACTTCTAGTTTAAAAAATTCAAAAGCTTTATTGAACATTTCTTTTGTAGTTTTTCCAGTAATGGTCACAACATGGTCGTACTGTGCCCATCCTCTTTGGTCATAAACCTCTAAATATTTATTTTCATATTTTGAACATATCTTTAACTCAAACCAATCCCAAGTATCGGTAACCATATCATTAACAATAAACCACTCTCTTATCTGCGCTTCAAGTTCAGCCAATCTATCGTCAAATATTTTCATCTTGTCTCCAATTCCTAGCTTTGTGTTTTTTCATTACTGTATAAACCTACTGCGGTGCTTTACGCTACCGCTTAATCAGTAATTTTTTCCATATTAACTATTCCATGAATAGAAGTTAAATCACCTTTTAATAGCCAATCTTTTGAACAATTTTCTAAAATTCTCAGTCTTATAGGTTCATCCGAAAAGTGACATGTCCATCCAAGCTTATACATTTCTGGATTATCTACAACAACTTCTATTTGTGCTTTGAAAAAAGTATTCTCTGCACCATAATAAACCATCTCTACATAAACTTTATCTCCAAGGGAAAGATTTTGCCTCATTAGACTCTCTAGTTGTTCTTCATAAATGCTTTTCATAATAAATCCTTCTTTTCTTCTTGAATCGTGTTTCAAAGTTAATCCTTTTTCTCTTTAACTGTAATAATTACAGACTATCTAACCTTAACAATGGTTTAAATATTTAAACCTTTTAGATAGTTTTTGTTCTTTCGTTTCTATTGCTGAATTATAAAACCTATCGTTTTGACAAAGTTTGACATCTAATAATTCTTTAAAAATAAACATAATATCTGCTTCTTAGCCCTAGTACTTTATTTTCTTCTAAGACAACTATACATTAATGATGCCTCACTTACATAATTTTTTTCTTGCCAAAAATCGCCATAGCTTATATTGCCTTTTGGAAAAACAACTTTTTTTACACGCTTACCTTTGACATAAAGTAAGCCCCATTTGTTAGGTAAATCTTCTTCTTTGATTATTCCCTCTTCACAAAGAAATAATCTAAGATTACCCATTCCATCTTTAGGGAATTTTCTAAATTCTTTTTTCTTATCTGCTAAAAAATCTGCTCTCGAAGTTTTACATTCGACTAAAACAGATTGATTACTTTTAAAGCCAATAGCATCTGGAATTTCTCCTGTACTGGTAACACAAGAAAGTTCTCCAACAGCAAAACCGCAGCCATGAGAGTAAAGCCATTTAACAGCTCTATCTACCAATTCTTGATGTGTTAATCTATCGGATTCCATTGTTCTCTCCCTAGTACCGCTATTTTAGCAATTATACTTTTTCTTCATTTAGTATGTCTGGAAATAGCTCCTGAAGAGACATTCTTTTGTCGTTTTGATAAAAGTGTTTATCCTCAATTATTGCAAACTCATCAGAGTTATTATAAAAATCGGCAATATTTTGGTCAACTACTTCAAACCTGTTAACAATCCTATTTAATAAGTAGGCTAAAGTGTATTTTCTTATATATTTATGCTCATAGATATTTTCAAATAAAACTCTACCAAAAAGTCTTTTATCAACTTTGGTATGTAGTTTGTATCTTGCCAACTTGCTATCAATATCTCTATCCCACCAAAGAGAAATAAAATCCTCATGCTTAAATACTTTATTTTCATCAGATTTTCTTACTGTTTTGAATTGCAGAGAATCATCAACACTCCAGATGTTAATGTTTTCAATGTCTGGCATTTTTGATACTTTATCAATATAAGCCACAACAGTAACAGTAGATGCGATTCTCTTATATTCACTAACTTGATTTTTTAATCTTTCAAAAGTATCTCCCTCCGATTTTATCTCATATATGTGTATTTTCGTAGGGGTAATAACCACAACATCAGCTATAACGCTAAACATACCTTTTTCGGTAATTATCCGTGTCATTTTTTGGGTATGTATAGATTTTAAATGCTCTATTAATGCTTCAGTAATCTGAGGTGCTAAAACTCGATTGTATGGGTTTTGTCGCCTTAATGAATTTATTTCTTTTTGCTTCTTTTCAATTTTATCTTTTAAATTCTTTTTCATATTAAAATCAATATATCTCGCAAAGGATAAACCGTTAGCAAAAGAAACCGTGTAGTTATTACTTTTAATTGCCTCTCTGATAACTTCTGTTTCTTCTTTTAGTTTATTAATTTGTTCAGCAACATTGTTCATATTAATTTCCTAATTAAAGATACCAGCATTGTTATTTCATTTTTTGTAGCATTCCCATGGAGACTTGTTGGGCAAAATAAAATAAGATTAAGAAGTTCTTGCAGTCTGTTATTAGTCATCACGATACATCTCTTTCATCATCTTTAGTACCATCTGTGTTAACATTATCGAGAATGCTTGTGCTAGGTTTTCGTTTTTTAATTTCTCCTGTTACATTATCGTGAGGTTCTACTTCTGCTTCTTCTACTTGTTGTTGTGCCATTTGGTTTAGATCAACAACTTGTTGAGCATCAGGGATAATCTCGGCTTCAATTGCTTTATCATCTGCATCAACAACATTAGCAATCTCTTCACCCATTGGTAGCTTTTTAACAAGTTTTTTGATTACTGTCTTTAAAGCCATTTCATTAAACCAATCAGCCCATACACCAGACGGCTTTGCATTTTTTTGATTAGAACTAACCATTCTATGTTTATCAATCTGCTTAAAGTTCATAATCTCAATATAAAGAGTACCGTCAGGGGACTGAGCAAGGGCTACAGCATATTTAAAGTTCTCTTCTTCGCTATCAATGTTCTTTTTAAATTTAATAGTCTCATCGAAGCCATCAATTATGTATTCAAACTCATCCGCTTCATTAACGATATAAGACTTTAATTTCCAACCTGTTCGAGCTAACATAGCCGTATAACCACGAGCCGACACAATAAGTTGAACATTAGCACCATAAGGCACAATATAAGCGTGAGACAGAGCAGGGCTAAGATCAAGGTTTAATTGAGCAACGGTCACACAAGCATCTAAAATACTTGGTACATTACATCTTGATAGTTTAGAATCATTAGCAACTTTAGAAGCAGTTGCTAAGAATTTATCAGCTTTCTTTTTATCTCCAAATAGAGATTGAATTACTTTCTGTTGAGCTACTAAGCCACCTCTTATGTCTTGTTCTCTTTGCGATAATTGCTTACTCATCTTATACACCTCTTCTTTGTTCAAGATACCATTCGGGAAACCCAGTTGATTTAATTACATTTACGACATTGTTTAGTTTATAGTCTTTCCAACTCTGTAAACGCTCACTATAAATTGCACGACCTTCTTCAATACTTTCTATCTGCATTTCTTGAACAGAAACCATATAAGGTTTAGCTGTTTCTACAAGGATAAATACAAATCTTTCTGCTTTACGTCCAGTTGCCTCAATTACATCTGTATAAAAAGCGCTTTGAGTTCCGTAGCCATACTCCAAAACCGACTTTTTAAAGTCTTTAATGCTTTTGGTTGTTTTTAAATCAATTACCACACCTATGTCTTCTCTATAATAATCTGCTTTACACTTAACCGGAATATCATCAAGCTCTGCAAAAAAAGCATATTCCGCAACTCCATTTTGAAGAAGTCCACCTGCAATAGCTTTTACATTTCTAGCCATTTTTGTAACTTGGTCAAACAGGTCTAAAGAAAGAACTATTCTTTCACCGACACTATCAAGCCAAACTTCTTTTGCTTCTTTATAGGCTTTAGAATTTTTATTAAGCTCCGCACCTTCAAAGTCTTCAATTACAAAATCATCATTAAATGTATCCGGTTCTAAAACCAACTTATGAACAGCACTACCAAGTTCAAGCGCAGCACCTTCTAATTTGAATAAATCTTTATTCTCGTAATGAAGTACACTTTCAGCAAGTAATCTGAAATCACTATTTGATAAAGCAGGTATTTTGAAATAGTCATTATCACTCATTTTCATCATCGACCTATCAATGACACATTTTTCAATTTTACTCATAATCTGTTCCTCCACATCATAAATCTAGTTCTATAAAGAATGAAATAATTTTTCACCCTCCATCCCAATATTATGTATTCCCTTTTTAGATTACTAAACATCTTTTACCTCTTTCAATGGATAAATTTCAGGCAGGTTTTTATGTGTGTTTAAAATGAATGTTTTCCAAGTTTTCCACCACTTTAAAGCTTCTTCATCCATTCTATTTATTTCATCATCTGAAAAGTTTTCCCACTTTTCAACTGAGTGTACTCGACAACCAATTTTTATAAGCTTTGAAGTTAAAATTACATAATATGTTGAAATATTAAGCATCGCATACTTGGTGGTATTTTTACCAAATACTTCCAACCACTCACCAACTCTCAATGACTCACCAACTTCCAACCACTCACCAACTTCCAACCACTTGCCAACTTCCAACCACTCACCAACTTTCAATGACTCCTTAACTGTCAACCACTCACCAACTTTCAATGACTCCTTAACTGTCAACCACTCACCAACTTTCAATGACTCCTTAACTGTCAACCACTTGCCAACTTCCAACCACTCACCAACTTTCAACCACTCACCAACTCTCAACCACTCACCAACTTTCAATGACTCCTTAACTGTCAACCACTTGCCAACTTCCAACCACTTGCCAACTTCCAACCACTTGCCAACTTCCAACCACTCACCAACTTTCAATGACTCACCAACTTTCAATGACTCCTTAACTGTCAACCACTTGCCAACTTCCAACCACTTGCCAACTTTCAATGACTCCTTAACTGTCAACCACTTGCCAACTTCCAACCACTTGCCAACTTCCAACCACTCACCAACTTTCAATGACTCACCAACTTTCAATGACTCCTTAACTGTCAACCACTTGCCAACTTTCAACGACCCACTAACGATGCTTTTGGTAGTAATTAATGGTATCTTTATTTCAATATGAGATTCAGGGAAAATCAAATCTACATCTAAAGTAAAATACCAACCTTTCTTAACCACACCTTCATAGTTTTCATCAATTATTATCTTTTGCATTTGTTCCCCCTAAACTCTTTTCTATATTTTCTTATTACTCTCTCGTAATAATTTTGGTCTTTTTGAATTTCAAACATTTTAAAAATACTCCTTTATATCAATAAGGGAGTAAAGAAAAAAAACAGTAAGAATAGAACCGGCTATAATTAGCATTATGTCTTGTGTATCAACCATTTCACACCTCTCTATGTATTCGTTTTGAGCCATCTGCCAACGGCAACTATTTAGCACCTTATTTAAGGGCTTATATAACTGATAAAAGGCTAAATTCGCTACCTAAAATATGTTTGTATTCCAAGTATGCTTTTTTGATTAGATATAAAAGGAGGAAAATATCTATTGAATTGACTTCTTTATCAGTTATATAAACTCTTTGTGAAGTGGTTTTATCCCGCCAAGAATAAATAAGATTTCAAGTCTTAGCAATTGCATAGCTGTACTGCACCACTCCACCACTCCATCAAAAGTTTAATTTGTCCGTTTTAGACTAGACACAAGCTAGTGAGCCACTCCTTGCTGGGCTTCCGATTTAGCGACAATGAATCAAACAAAAAAGGATAGAGTGGATATTTTCCCTTAACTCTAATTTCAGCTACTTTGTAGAAAGTCTCTTTTTTGTTTGGATATAAGAATCTTATCATTATGACAATTAAAGGAAACTTAAACTATTGTCTTTGTGACAATAATTTAATAATTTATGTTATAATTCTTTTGCCATTAAAAAAATCATAAAAGGTATAGGAGTTGCTTTATGTTAGAAAATAATAAAAGCAAGGTATTGTTTATGGATAATGTAAAAGCAAACATAGAAATTGTAAAGTCTATAACAGCTCAACCAGAAGAAAAAGTACATGAGATAATTCCAATTGATTAAACTAATTTTCCTATATATAGTATTAGTAATGAGCCTTGAAGCTAAACACCTGCATAAAGAGAAGTATTATCAAGATATCTTTTGTGCAAAGATGGGCGGTGTAACCGAGTACGTCTTAGAGGATAAGAGCAGGGTAGACTGTTTAACAAATGAATATGCAATAGAAGTTGACTTTGCACCCAAGTGGACTGAAAGCGTAGGACAAAGTTTATACTATTCTTTAATGACCGGTAAGAAAGCCGGGGTATATTTAATCATCGAAAATGAGAAAGAGTATAGATATTTAAAACGATTAAAGAAAGTTGCTGAGAAGTATGATATAAAGATATGGAATGAATAATGATGATTTATGATCTACCAATCATTTTTAATCTGCTTCTGCGATTATTGAACTTCAACTTGTTAATAGCAACAACCTTACTAACTTTCAATTCGTTCATTTCATCATCATCTATTCTTATCGTTTTAGTTTTAAAAATATCAGTTGAGTTATAAGGGATAAACTGCACCATATATGCATCATCATCATATAAATATACTTTTACAGCACTTTCATTGCCAATCCTATAGTGAACTATATCACCGCTTTTAACTTCCATGTCAGGATCACAAATTATTTCGTCACCATCTTCAATTTCAGGACTCATACTGTCACCATTGGCTACAACACAATATAAGGTATCTTTGAAATTGTCTCCATTATATAAACAAACTCTATCCTCTTGCAGATGGTTTTCTTCAAGACTTCCACACGATGCTGTTCCTACCACTTTAATTGTTGATACTGGTTTTTTATCACTATGTAAAGAAAAATATGTTTCGTCTACTCCGAAATATTGAGCAGATAAAAGCAAGTGGTTAGCAGATAACTTTCTATTGCTGCTAGGGTCTCTTTTTAGAATTTTATTTAAGTTTGGAGCAGATATTTTAATAAAGTCTGCCAATCCTTTTTGGGTTTTACCTTTATTTTTTAAAAGTTCTAACATTTTATCTATTGTATCCAACACACTAATCCTTATTATTGTCAAAATGATAACATTTTATAAATTGTCACAAAGATAACTACTTAAAGTTTATTTAATTGTCTTTATGATAAGATTTTTGCATGAAAAGAAAAATAAACAATCAGACCATCAAAAATTTATTAGTTGAAAAGCAAGTCACTCAAAAAGCTTTAGCTGATTTCGCAAAGATAGATGAACCAAATCTAAGCAAAGCTTTAAATGATGATAGAAATATTTCTATGGACTATGTTATTGATATTGCTAAATTTTTTGAGGTAAATCCAATATCAATAACTGTTGCTTACACTAATGAAAATAATACAAAAGAAGCAACAAATCACACAAGTACAAAAGGATAATAAATGAACTTAGATAAGAACTTAAATGTATTAGAGGCAACAAAAGAAGTAATTAATAATAGTGGTATTAGTCGTTTAAAGCTTTCAATCGATTTAGGTATCGAAAAAACCACATTTGATAACAAGATGAAGGCATCTTCTGACTCAAAGTTTTTTATTGAAGAGGTTTTAGAAATTACAGAGGCTACAGACGATAATCGTATCTTAAAAGCAATGTGTGCAGAAAGAGGAATGATAACTTTTGATCCTATTGAAACAATGCCAAATGGCGGCGATGTACTTCATGAAACACTTATGAGTATTTTAAGTATTAGCACCGGTACAGGTAATTTGTCAGATTTAATTCATAGAGCAGCAGATGATATGAAGTTAGATTCAAAAGAAGCTCAAGATATTTCAAAAACTACAGCGTCATTACGAGAAGTGTTAAGAAAAATGGAAGTAATGTTAGAAAATCATGTAGAATAGATACTCTCTTAAAGTGCCATTCGTGGCATTTGTAGAGGCTATTATACTTAATAGTCGATGGTTTTAGGTTGTTGCTCCCACAGTTGGCAGACCGTGAGAGCTAGTTTCAAGATACCTCAAAACCAATACACTAGGTCGCTCTAAAGCAACTTGGAATTTTACCATAATTGTAATAAGAGCTTTTTTAACAAACATATCAAAGATAAGAGGGTTATCGTGGTTGGTGGCTCTTATCTTGTTTTTGATGTGTTTTACCGACCAAAGGTTTAAAAATGAATCAAAGAGAAAGAATACTATCAGACCTTCTTCAAGGTTTAGAAGTAAATATGCTTAAGGATATCCAAAGATATGGAACAAGCTGCAGAAGTAGAATAGCAGAACTTAGAGCAGAAGGCTATCCTATTGAAGATAAAATTATCCCTCCTACAAATTATAAGACTTATTTTTTACCGGCTAAATTCTTAAAAGAGCATTATGCTGATAATGAGGTTGCTTGATGACTTGGTTCAAAATGTATAACGATTTTATGGATGATGAAAAACTAATTGCTTTAGCCTTTGAAGATCAAAGACACTTTATAGGTATCTTAGCACTTAAAAGTCAAGGTGTATTAGATAGTGCTACAAAAATATCTGCATTAGACAGAATTGTTGCTCAAAGACTTTGGATAAATGTTTCAATAATTACTGATGTTAAACAAAGATTGATTGATGCAGAGCTAATTGACGAAATGTGGCAACCTTTAGCATGGGAAAGTAGACAAAGTGAAAGTTCAAGTGCCGATAGAGTTCGTAAACACCGAGCTAAAAAGAAGGTTAACAAAGATGATGTAACAGGTGTAACCGTTACAGGTGTTACATGTAACGCTCCTAGAGGAGATATAGAAGAGAGTAAGAGAAGAGAAGATAAAGAAGAGATATATATTAGAGAGAGTGAAGCAACTAATAATTTTTTTCTTGAATATCTTGCACTTAGAAAAAAACTAAAACTCTCTAATTCTCAGACAGTTGTAACAAGACTTTTAAATAAACTCTATGAGTATTCAAATAAAGGTCATCCAATGGATGATGTAATTGCTAATGCACTTACTGGAAGCTGGAAAGACTTTTATGAGCCTAAACAGCAAAGCTCTAAAAACCCATCTCAAAGTTTTAAGCAACAAGACGCACAAAAAACAGATAACGCTTTGGATGCTTTCTTGCAAGCAAGGGAGAATGGATTTGATTTAAGAAACTTACCAGAACATCAAGTTCAAGAAGCGGAGGTAATTACTCATGCAACTAACTAAAAATGAATTAATAAAAGCTCTTGTGAAAGAATTGAAGCTTGATGATAATATTTTTACATATCAAGCGGTAGCGGAAGAAGTTGAATTTTTGTGTCAGTCTCAACTAATGGATTTTTTCAAAGCTGTCATGAGTGCAGAGAGTTTTGGTAATGGTATGAAGGCAATTATTGATATAGCTAAACAGTTCAAGCCAAAAGAGATAGCAGAAGTCGATAGACTAGAGGTTGAAGCTAAAAAACTAATCTCATTAGTCCACACAATGAACGCTACAATTTTTGATAATGCTACAAAAAGTGGAAGAACTTTTATTGATGAACTAAACGGAACAAAATTCAAAGGTATTGATAGCGAGATAGCTATTTTAAATCAAGTTAAGCCGTATTCTGACTACAAACTACTTGTAGGCAATATAAGTTGTTACCTTACAAGTTTAGACCAGTTAAACGCATTTAAAAAAGCTCTCACACCAAAAGATAAAAATGAAAACATGATTGAGCATGAAGGAATGAAGAAGCTTGTTAGGAGTGTTGCATGAAAATATTAAATTTATATGCAGGAATAGGTGGTAATAGGAAGTTATGGGGGGGGGAACATCAAGTGACAGCGATTGAATTAGATACTAAAGTCGCTGCAGTTTATCAAGATTTATTTCCGCATGATACTGTTGTAGTTGGTGATGCACATGAATATTTATTGAAACATTACAAAGAGTTTGACATTATATGGGCTTCTCCTCCATGTCCTACACATAGCGACATAAGAAGGTGCGGAGTTCATGCAGGTCAATACGAAGCACTATACCCGGATATGACTTTGTACCAAGAAATAATATTTCTTCAAAATTTCGCACTAAAATCTACAAAATGGGTTATAGAAAATGTTAAGCCATATTACACGCCTCTTATCAGACCTGATGCTGAAATGCACCGCCATTTATTTTGGAGCAATGCAAGAATATCAAAGATTGATTTAATAGACGATAGGAAACACCAAAAAATCGTAGGAAGCTCAGAAGTATATGGATTTAGTTTGGAAAATTATGACGTGTCTGATAAACGAAAAGCTTTAAGAAATATGGTAAATCCTGATTTAGCAAAATATATCATGGATTGTTTACTTGAAGTTGATTTATTGAAAGATGGTCAACAAGGAAGACTATTTCACGAGGTGGTAGCATGAGTAAGATACCTCCACCACTAGAAGAAACAGAACAAAAAACAGTAGTGCAATGGTTGAGAATTAAAAAGATACTTCACTTTGCACCAATGAATGAAAACAAGCAAAGTTCTAGCAATAGACAACAAGCAATTAGAATTGAAGCCAAAGCAAAAGCAATGGGTAAATCAAATGGAGTACCGGACTTATTCATCCCTATAGCAAACAAGTATTATCACGGTTTATTTATCGAAATGAAGAGAAGACCAAAAACTCTAAAAAGTGGTAAGAAAAGTTATAGCGGAATAGCTACTTCTAAAGACCAGGAAACATGGATACAAGAGCTTAGACAACAAAATTATGAAGCCTTAGTTTGTTATGGAGCAGATGAAGCGATAGAGGCAATTGAAGCTTATATGAATAATGATATGCCTTATGAAGAGTGGAAGGAGATTAGATGAAGAGACAATCCAAAAGACTTAAAGCATGGTTAATACAAATTCCTAAACTCTCTAAGAGACAACAAGAGCAGATTGCCAACATTGTAGATAAAGCGTGTGATGATTTTAATAGTATACAAGCAGATAAATTGGAGAGCGTGGATGCAAAGCACTAAATCATTAAATTTTATAACTAATATAGATTGAGTGAGTAATGATAAAAGTAACTACCCACAATCATAAAATAAAGAGTGCATAATGACAGAAGCACAACGTCTATCTATTGAGTTCTGGGATGCAACAGAAGTATTTGATGGTGATGTTAGAGCTTTTGCGGTTGCATTAGGCGGAATGTTAGCAAAAGCTGGAAAAAAGAATGATGTAGAGTATGTGCTTAGGGAAATAGACCACAACAGGTTTAAAAAATTTGAACACCTATTTCCTAGAGTGTATGACTTTACAGTAGAGGAAGTCGAACAATGTAAATCCTTAGCTAATTGTAGATTTAGTCAAGAACTAGGTAGGTATGAAGAGATTGAAAAACTATCAAAAAGTAATGAAATGATGAATAGAAAACTTATAGGTCAAGAGATAGCAAATTTAGAAGCTATGAAAGAGACTATCGAGAAGATACAAAGTAATCTAAGAAATAATGTTGTTAGTGCTACTCCTAAAGCTATTAAGAAGATAAGAGGCTCACGTTGTCAGGGGAGTTTGTTTTAAGATGGCTAAGTTATCAGACCGTCAAAAGAATAATATTATTGCTAAGTGGAATACAGGAGAATATACAAAAATACAACTAGCAAAAGCATATAAAGTTAATGAGAAAACCATAAGGGATATTGTCGGAAAAAAAGAACCGATGAACGCCCATATTGTCGAAGCTAGTGTATTGGTAGAAAAAGCGAAAAACTCCGATAAAAGTCCGAGTGAAATCCAAGCAATAGAACAAGCGGTTAAATATAGATTAGAAAAAGAGTTTAATGCTGATAGCAACAAGATAAAAATATACGATGTAACTAAAGATATTATAGACGGGGTGAGTAAGCTAATAAAAGGCGGAAAAGCTCAAAAAGTAGTAAGAAAAGGTTTAGGTTTAGGTATAAGTAGTGCAGTACCAATTGATTATGATTTACAGGTAGAACATTATGCAAAAGCAATGGATACAATAGATAAGGCATCTGTTACATTGAAAGTAAGTGAAAGACACGCGCCAAGGACAGAGATTAACAATAATAATGCTCAACAAAACAATAATGAAATAGTAGGTTATGGGGTAAAAACAATTGAAGATTGAGGTAGAAAAAGAAACACTCATACATCAAACAAGGTTTGCTCAAAGTGTAGCAAAGTACCCTGCATTAATAGGTGGCTTAGGTTCTGGCAAAACAGATGCAGGTATTGCTAGAACTCTAACTTTTAAATACAAGTACCCTATGTTGAATTCAGCTTATTATATGCCAGACTATAACCTTATTAGAGATAGGGGAATGAGTGGATTTGAGGAAGAACTAGAAGCAATAGGACAGCCATATAAAGCAAATTACTCCGATAAGATAATCAAGCTTGAAAACAAAGGGAATATTTATTTCAGGACAATGGATAACCCTGCAAAAATTGTTTCTTATGAGGTTGCCGATAGTATAGTTGATGAGCTAGACACAATGAAACCAGATAAAGCAAAGTATGTTTATAAGAAGATTAGAGAACGAAACAGACAAAAAAAGCCAGATGGTATGCCAAACACATTAGGAGTTATTACAACACCCGATTATGGAACGGAAGGTTTTGTATGGGAGCTAATGAATAGGTGTATAGACAAAGACACTATGGATGGAATAGGAAACTATGATTTAATAAATGGTGGTCTAGTAGACAGTTACCACCTAATAGAAGCCTGTACGGCAGACAATCCATTTTTACCAGAGGACTATCTCCCTGATATTTTAGAGATGTATGATCCAATATTGGCTAACTTATTCACTCGTGGTAAGATGGTATCACTTACACAAGATAAGGTATATCACTTTTATAATAAGATGGAGCATCACAGTAATAGAATAATTAAAGACGGTGAAAAGCTTTATATTGGAACAGACTTTAATGTAGGTGGTTGTGCTAATGTGGTCTATGTTAGAGAGGGTGATACTTTAATAGCCGTAGATGAGTTTGCGCCTAAAGATACCTATGCGATAGCAGTAGAATGTAATGCAAAGTATCAAGGGCATAGAATAGAGTTTTTACCGGATAGTTCAGGGGATAATGATAGTTCTAATGCGAGTAAAACAGATTTACAGATATTAAAAGATGAAGTGAGAACACCAAGCGCACCAATTATGAACGCACCAAGAGCTAACGGAGCGGTAAGAGATAGAATCAACTCAACAAATGCAAGACTATCAAAGGGTAAGCTGTTAATCAATTATATTAAGTGTCCTCGTTTCGCTCATGCAATGGCTACACAAGGTTACGACAAAGAAGGGAAGCCTGAAAAGTCAAAAGAGCATAAAGGCGGTGCGGTAGATGATTACACAGATGCAGGAACTTATCCGGTTGTTAGACTCTTCCCAATTATCAGCAATAAGGTTAGACAAAAAGCATATAAAGCTTATTAGATATAATCATAAAAAAGGAATCGCAATGCAAGACATGAAAGAATTTAGAAGTAGAACCGTAAAGTTACAAGATGATGTTCAAAAGTTATTTGATGAATACACAAAGGATACAAAAGCAGTACCAACAGATATTAATATAACAGTATATGAAGGTATAGAAAATATTGTTACAAACATAACTTCCTTGAGCGTTAAGACTGACAATAGGATGGAAATAACAATAGAGGCATAGTCTAACCTCCCAACTAAACCAGTATTCATTGTTACCATTACTTTAAAAATGAGGTAATTATGAAGTTTAACCCCGATGCTAATTATAAAGCTTTTAAAGAAGAGATAGCTAAACTGGACGCACTTCGTTCTGGTGCAAAAGCTGTACGCACTAAGGAATTCTTACCTCAATTAGAACGTGAAGAGAGTAATAGTTATGAGACTAGAAAGAAACAAACTATCCTCACTAACTACACAGAGAAAACAGTTAATGCAGTAAAAGGTCTTATCTTCCGTAAACCTCTCACATTTGAAAACCTAAAGCTTGATGATAAAAATATAGATTCAGAAGGTCAAACGCTAAATCGTTTTGCACAAGATGTTGCAGAGTCTGGTTTCTGGAATGGTCATGCCTGTATTATGGTTGATGCTCCAAGTGCTGATAATATTACCACCTTAGAAGAAGAGAGACAAGCAGGGATAAAACCTTACTTCACTTTAGTAGAACGAAAAAACGTCATTAGCTCTAAGACTAAATATATCAATGGGAAGGTTACTCTTGTAGAGGTAGTTATTAAAGAAGAATCTGGAATTGAAGACGTTGAACAGTATCGAGTATTAAAAATCGGTAGTGGCGAAATATGGCACGTTAAAGAGGGTAACGAAATACTCATGAAAATATGGGATAGTGGACTTAAGTATATTCCATTAACTACATTTTACACCAGACGAAAAGCTGAAATGGTATCGAAGCCAATGTTTACCGGTATCGCTGATCTAAACATTAGACACCTTCAAGAAGATTCTATGTCGTGGCGCATTAAAGCTTACGCTGGTAATCCTATTCTTAAGATATGGGGTCAAACTGACCAGATGAAAAAGGATGAAGGGGTTACTATTTCGGTTAACTCCGCAATGACTTTTAGCTCTAAAGAAGAAGGCGATGCGGAATGGTTGGTTTACAAGGGCGAAGAATTAGGCTTATTTGAACGCTCAATGGCGAATATCGAACAAAAGATAGCAATGCTAGGTCTTAGTATGCTTTCAAGCAAAGAGGCTACTAAGGAGCTTACAGCGACAGAAAAAAGTATTGATTCAGCACAAGAACAAGCAGACTTATCTTCAATCGCTCAAAACCTCGAAGATACTCTTAATGAAGCAGATAAGATGTGGTGTGATATGGCAGGTGAAACACACATAGAAGATTCAATCGGGGTTAATCGTGAATTTGTAAAAGAGTTATTGACACCTGCAGAAGTTACAGAGCTTAGAAAACAATATGCAAGTGGGCTTCTTGATAAAGCTACTTTCTGGCAGCTAATGGAGCAGGGCGGTTGGTTCAAAAATGTAGATATTAAAGCATTAAAAGCAAATGTTGTTGATGGCGAGCCTGATTTTGCAACCACTTGACCTATTAAATGAAGAATTAAAACTATCACTACTACTTCAAAGGTATAGACCGGTAACAATAAGCGAAACCTCTAAGGCTTTAAGTGAAGCTCTAGATAATATTCAAATGAAGCTTATCAAGACCGAGAGCCTTACCCAAAGAGTTAGACTAAGACAGCTAGAAGCGAATATAATCAAAGAGCTTGGAAGTGCTTATTCTCTTATTATGCCTGATTCAATATTAAAAGATATGAAAGACGTTTCGGAGCTTGGCTATACAACCACATCAAAGGGCTTACTGACTCACGGTGCAATACAAACATCATTTAGTAGTCTTCCTAAAAAAGCTATTGACGAGATGATGGATATGAATAAGTTAGTGTTGCTAAACGATAAAGCCTATCGCATATCTGACTTCGTTACAAATCAAAAAGACTCTCATGTAAGAAGATTTAAACAGATTGTAGCTGCAGGCATAGCAGAAGGTGCAACAATACCAACTATCAGCAGAAGACTAAAAGAGGTCAATCAATCAGTAAAGAGAAAAGATTTAACCGCTATTGCTTCTACTGTAGTATCAGAGGCTAGAGGAAGAGGACAGATTAAAGCTCTTAGTGTTGCCGATGACGTGATTATAGGATGGCAGAGTGTCGGAACATTGGATAGTCATACTTCTAAGCGTTGTGGTGCATTAGATGGTCAATTATGGTACAAATCAAAAGGCTATACGGTTGAGAAGTTGCAAGCCAAGAACTATTGGTATCCGAGACACTTTAATTGCCGAAGCGTTGTAATCCCTCGCACAGAGATAAGCGCAAAGCTTGATAAAGATAGAAGTCGTGCATCAAATGGAGATAAAAAAGGTCAGGTGCCAGCTAAGACTTCTTTTCAAGAGTTTTTTGATAAGCAGAGTGAAGACTTTAAGCGTGACTATCTAGGACTTGCTAAGTATAATCTTTATGACAAAAACAGATTAGTAATAAGAGACTTTGTAGATATTAAGAGCGGTCGTGAGTTTAGTATTGAAGAAATAAAAAAGCGGGTAGGTGCTAATATAACGCCAATGAAAAAAGATTTAATAAGTAAAAACATTAAACCAGAAGAACTAAAAGTAATTCAAACTTGGACTAAAGATAGTTCAGAAATAAAGCAAACGATGTGGGAAATAGACGATAAGTTCAAAAAAGAAGCGGATATAATGTTTTCATTATTTGATAACTATAAGGGAAATGTTGAAAAAGGAACAATCCTTTATCGTGGAATGGCTGTTCCTGAAAGTATCTATTTAGGAATGGGGTACGACAAGTTAGTAAGAGGTAGTGATTATACACCTGATAATAAAGCAATATCATCATTTAGCAGGTCTAAGCGTATTGCTTATGACTTCGCTTTTGAGGGAGAAGCAAGTTATAAAGTTATAATAAAAATAGCAGCAAAAGAAGAAGAAAATTTACTGGATATAACTAAGTTGTCAGAAGTGCATAAAGAGGAAGAGAGTATACTGCACAAAAATATATGGTATAATGTTAGTAAGATAAAAAGAATATCAAGAGGAGGTGTAGAATGGTTACTCATGGAATTAAAGTAAAACAAGTTGGTATATCAGATATGCCTAAGAAAGATTTACAAGCAGCACTTAAGAGCGCAAAAAAAACAAGAGGGAGAGTTCGAGCAAATATAGCATCAGATAGACTACCAGATGTTCCGACTTTCATTTCTTCAAATATCTAAACCGAATCCCTTTCAACAGGGGTTCATCTTTTCCTAACAAAATAATTATAAAAACACTCCACTCTAATATAAAATAGCCATACTTGTACCTACGCCTATTTTATAACCTCCCACAACAACTAAATTTTACCCCTACAATTTTCCTTAAGGTCGGATGACCAATTAACCAAACAAGGAATGATGGATGTCATTTAAATTACTACTTACTGCTATAGAAGCAGGTGATGCAGAAAAAGCTACGGAGTTAGCAAAAGGTCTTGAAGGCAATTTTAACGATAACGTTCAAGAGATAGGGAAACTAGAAACAAAAGCAACTGAAGCAATCAATGGACGTGATAAAGTGAAATCTACATTACGCTCACTAGCAGAAGCAGCAGGTGTTGACAGTTTAACAATTGATTCTCTTAAAGAGTTAACGTCAAAACGTGGTGATGATTCTGAGATTGAAGCTAAGTATAAAGGTCAACTAGATGACATGGCTACTAAGTTTCAAGCGCAAGAAACAGACTACAAAGATCAGTTATCAAAATCTGGTGCTCTTTACAATAATGCAATTATTGATAATGAGTTGTTTAAGATGGGAGTAAGTGCGAATGCTGTTAGCGATGCTTCTCTTGAAGACATTGTAAAACACATGAAAAACGGTGCGGTTATTGAAGATGGTAAGGTTGTTTACGTTGATTCAGAAGGTATTGCAAAACGTGGTGAAAATGGTCGTCCACTAACGCTACAGGATAATATTGAGAGTCTTAAGAACGAAAGAGCCTATCTATTCAAACCGCAAAATAAAGGCGGGAGCGGTGAAGCACATAAAAGTGGTGGCGGTGTAGACAATACACAAAGCCTTTCACCTGCTCAAAAAATGCAATCAGCAAGAAATTAAGGGAAATAATTATGGCTTTAACACTAATAGAAGCAGCAAAGCTTGAAAGTGGAGATGTATATAAACAAGGTGTGATTGAACAGTTTGCTCAATCGTCAGAAATAATGAGGGTTTTACCATTTGAAAATATATCTGGTAATGCTCTCAAATATAATGTAGAGGGAGCATTACCCGGTATAGGTTTTCGTGGAGTAAATGGTTCGTTTACAGAAAGCACAGGTGTATTAAATCCTAAAACAGAGAGTTTAGTTATCGCCGGTGGTGATTTAGATGTTGATAAATTTATTGTTGATACACAAGGCGGTGCAGTTCGCTCTACACATGAAGCAATGAAAATCAAGGCTCTTGCTTTAGCATGGACTAAAACATTTTACAAAGGTGATAGTGAAGCTAATCCTAAAGAGTTCGATGGTTTACAAAAACGTATTGTTGGAGATCAATTAATCGAAAATCATGCAACTGGTGCAGGTCTTTCACTTGCAAAGCTTGATGAAATGATCGATGCTGTTGAAAATCCTACCCATCTCACAATGAGTAAAGCAATGAGACGTATTTTAACTGTTGCTGCTCGTACACAAGCAGTAGGTGGAAACATTACTTATACTAAAGATGAATTTGGTCGTCAAATTACTATGTATAACGATCTACCAATAATCATTGTTGGTAAAGATAATGTAAATAGCAAAATCTTAGATTTTAATGAAGCTGGATTAACAACTTCAATCTACTGTTTATCATTAGAACCCGGTCGTTTTGAAGGTATTGAAAACGGTGGTATCGATGTTCGTGATTTGGGTGAGCTAGAAAGTAAATCTTCTTTTAGAACTCGTGTTGAATGGTATAACGCTTTTGCTATCTATGATCCAATGTCTGTAGGTCGTTTAAGCAAAATCACAAACGCAGCAGCAACTGCGTAATAGGGGGATATGATGTCAACAAAAATTTATGATGAGAACTTAGTTGTACTAGCAAGTACAGTAATTTCGGCAACAGGAAACCAGACAGCACTAGCTGTTTCTGGTTTAGGTGTAGGTGATTTCACCTATAAAGCAGTAATAGATGTAACAGCAGTTGTTGGAATTTTTGATGGTGCTAACAATTTTACATTACAAGTTCAATCATCAACAGATGGCATAACTTTTACAAATGTTGGTGAAGTTATTACAGCCTTAGCTATAGGAGAAAGTTATATAGCTATCAACAGTACACAAGTAGTGAATGCGACACACTTCCGTATAGCAGTAACTATGGTTGGAACTACGGCAACAAGCGTAACGGCTACTGCATTTTTAACAAAGGTTTAATTATGGCAATTTTTATAGATAGTAATAAAAAAGAAGTTGAAGTAAAAAACTCTGTAGATATAGCAGAGTGGAGAAAAGCAGGCTTTAAAGAAAAAGCTGAAAAACCTAAAAGCGAAGAAAAGTAGCTTTATAGTACCCATTAAGGAATGAGGATGCTCGTTCGGTGGGTATTATTAAATCTATTAAAGGCAAATAATGGCATTAACGGTAGGAACAAATAGTTATATAAATGTTGCGGATGCAGATTTGTACTTTGCAGACAGGCTAAATTCTGATTTTTGGGATACAATAAACCCTGTAACTAAAAAAGACTTAGCACTTATTCAGGCAACAAAGATGATTGATTTTCAAAGGTTTAAAGGTGCTAAAACAGTATTAACCCAAGCATTAAGCTTTCCTCGTACCGGGTTAATTGATGATGGTGTAGTAGTTGACAGTTTAGTTGTTCCACAAAAAATAATAGATGCAACGTGTGAACTAGCTTTATATTTATTACAAGATGATTATTCTGCACCTGATGACTTATTGGAGTTTGGAAATGTTAAAGTCGGCTCAATAGAAGTCACAACTAAAGGTGGTGGACGCAGTGCAAATGGCGGTAAAGCATTACCACCTTTTGTTAAATCATTGTTGGCATTCGCTAGAACATCTAAATGCGCTCTTCATAGGGGTTAGTTATGGCATTAAGCAACACACTAAAAAAAGTATCTGCAAAGCTTATTAAGAAGTTTGGTAATGACTTAACGCTGACAAAGATAATTAAAGGTGTATATGACCCACTACAAGGTACAACAGTCGATTCAATAATAACAATCAATACTAAAGGTACTGATCAAGATTATATTAGTGAACACTCACAAGCTGGAGATATGAAAATAACTTTCGTGAGCGATGAAAAACTAGATGCTTTTGATAAATGCACTTACCGAGGTACTGAAAGAGAAATTAAAAGTATTCAGGAAGTAGGGATGGAAAACTTAACAGTAATCTATCAAATAATTGTTACTGGTGATGCTAGGCAACAGGTATGAGTTTTATAGATGAGTTCAATTCAGAACTAGACGGTATTTTACAAAAGCGTGATAATGTTGCTAAAATATTCTCTATAGAATTGAATAGTGCTGTAATCAAAGCTACTCCTGTAAGGCATGGAGATTTAAGAAAGGCTTGGACTTGGTCACAAGTTGGTAAAGGTCATTTTAGAAGTTCTAATAATCTTGAGTATGCTATTTCTATTGACCAAGGGTATAGATCTATAGGAAAATTTATACCAATTCCAGTAGATATTGATAAAAACGGTAAAACTGTTTGGAGAATGGTAGACCACTTAGGTTCTAAGGAATTGCCAGACGGTTTTCAACCAATAATAGAAAAAGAAGAACAAAACCTGCAAAGAAGGTTGAAGGATATTAAATGAAGCCTCAGTTTAAAATAGATTTTGAAACATTTATGATTGCTAATCAAACTAAGTATGATATGTATTTTGAGGGAGAGACATATAAAAATGAACACGACCATATGTTTATTAAATTTATTCCTATCAGCACAACAAGACCTGCAATCAATTGTGAGCAAAATTACGTAATTGTAAGATTTTATATATTTTCAGACAATCTTTTAAATTGCGATAAAATCCAAGAAGACTTGTCTAAACTTCTTAGTGAAAAAAATATAAACGGTATGGAGTTTGGAGTTTTAGAAACTTTTGGACGTGGAAATAAACACGGGAAAACATGGGAAAATATTGCTAATATTAAGTTCTACCATTGGGGTACACCTGCTGCTAGGATTGATAAATTAATCTAAACCTAGTGCTTCTCTTAGTTTTATATCTTTTTGCTCTTGCGCTTTAATTTCTTCTTTAATATTGTCTACAAATTCTATAGGTAATGCTTTTAGAGTCTCGAACAAAAGTTTTCTCTTCTCTTTCGTGCCTTTTTCCCAGTTGTCTAAAGTGCTTCTGTCAAAACCAAAATTATCAATTATTTCTTTTTTTATCATGAAAGTATTATAAAGGATTATTCCTTAAATAAAGTATAATTAATGATAGTTTAAGCTTTTATAGTGAATAATTCGGTATCCAAAGGATAATAAGGAGTAAGTTATGCAAAATGGCATTATTAAATATATGGGAGTTAAGCTTCTATCAGCTTTAGACGAGGCAAGCGGAATAGTTTATGTAGCTATGAAGCCTATAATTGAAGGCATGGGGTTAGACTTAAATAGTCAATTAGTAAAGATGAAGCAAGATAGTAGATTTAACTATGGGGTTATCCCTATGGTTGCAGAAGATGGAAAGAGCAGAAAGATGGGCGTATTAGCATTAGACCACCTTCCTGCATTCCTATACTCAATAAATCCAAACAAAGTTAGAAAGGATTTACGAGAAACAATTATAGCATTTCAAAATGAAACTTTTACAGTTATAAATGAATATTGGAAGAGAAAGCAGACAATATCAAAGAGACAAGCGATAAGTGGCTACAAGTCTCAAATAGTCCAACACAATAAAAAGATTATCTTTTTAGAAGGACAAGTCGCTACTTTAAAGAAGATGCAACCTCAAACTAAAGAACAAGATGTTCCGCAAGAAATATTGAAGCTCATTGAAAAAGGTTTGAAGTACGACAAGCTCAGTCAAGATTACATTAAGCAGTATGAAAAGCTAAAAGACTTACAAGCAGAAGTAAACAAGATAATGTACGCAATGGGAGCTATTAAGCAGTTGCAATTGGTATAAAACACAACAAGGGAGGTAAATAGGTAACCTCCCACTATTAATTTAGTTACGTCCTACAATTTGTAATTATTAAATTATGATAAGGACATTCTCATGTTAAACTCTAGAAAAAAGGTAGTAGCGGTTAAGTATGGTGCAGTAGTTGCTAATACCGATGTTGTTTACAATACAGAAGGCATACAAGTTCAGCCTAAGATGCAAACAGGAAATTATAAAAGCATGGATGGTGGTGAAGGCTCAAAGTCAACATGGCGAAATGATGATAGCATTACTTGTGAGGGCGTGACAATCAAGTCTTACATAGAAGCTAATGATATAACAGGTGCAGCGTTGGCTACTGTTCCAAGTTGGACTAATGTTTTAAGAACTTGTGCATTAAAAGAAACAATAGATGTCACTACCATAGGTTCAGAGTTTATTGTGTACTCACCACTTGATACTGTATTAAGTCCAGCCTCAGAAGTTGCAATATGGACTGATGGAGAAAAAGACCTTATTACTGGTGTTGTAGGAAACTATAAGATAAGTGGTACTGTTGGTGAACCTGTAATGCACGAGGTTTCATATTCAGGATACACGGATTTAGTTCCAACTGCTGACCCTAATCCTGCTGCTGCCGGAGTTCCTTCCGACACACTAATACTTTTAAAATCTACTGACACAGTAACCATAAGCGGTGTAGCTTATAAGGTTCAGTCATTTGAGTTCGATCAAGGTAATCAAACAGAAGACTTTTATGCAATAGGATTAAAGCAATACGATAAAGTTGATTTTGATGCAACGCTTAGTGTTACATTTTATAGAGAAGATACCGTAATGTTTAGTGCTTACAAAACAGGTACAAAAGTACCAGTTGTTATTCAAGCAGGTAGTGTTAACGGAAAGTCGGTAAAGATTAGCGCATTACAAGCTGAAATTGAAGAAGCTAGTAGAGGTACTGACAAAGAGAGAGAAACGGTAACAGTTAAATTTTCACTTCAACCTACTACCGGAACAGCTTACGACCAATACGCAATTAGATACGGTTTCTTAGCTTAATATCTATTCCGCTGTTTGGATTTCTCCACCACTCAGCGGTCAAATTAGTGGAGAATAATATTATTAATTGCAAGGAGAAGCAAACAATGGCAATACTAAATTTAAACAATCCATTTACAATGACAGTTGAAGGTTCAGATGATGAACTTAATGGATTCTTTAGAGATTTTACTAAAGAAGAACACATCGCATTTCAAAATAAAAACAAAAAAATCGAAAAGTTAGTAAACGAGTCTCAGTCTCTTTTTAAAAGTGTGAAGCGTGCTATAAAGAAAGTAGAGCTTAAAGAAAAACTTGAAGACTATTTAGCATTAGAAAAAGCTCAAGACGAACTCTATGAACTCGAAGATAAACTTGATGAAACAAACACTAAGTTTAATGAAGATGAAGCTCTAAAAAATATGCTAAAAGAACGTTTCGATATATGTCTTGGTGGTAAAGATGCGGAGAAGATATTAGAACTTGCTGAAATACATGGTTATGAAAAAGTGTATGAAACAATTACGGATTCTATAGTAGAGCACAATGAGGGAAAGTAATTGCCCTCGAAGAATGGCTAAAGCAGCACGCTAATGGAACCGGTGAGTTGCACCACGAGCCGGATATTCTAAAAGCACTTATTAAAAACCCTGATTCTAACATTATTATCCGTGATGAATACACAAAGCCAATAATAGACATAATACTACAATGCCCTAAAGAGCATGGAGGAATGGGTGGAATGATAGGTCTTAAGTACGAAGCTCTAAAAGACTATGTCGAGTGGAATACGCCAGATGGCTATTGTCATAAGCAAATGCAGAAGATGTATATTCCAACACTTTTAAGTTATGGTCAGATATATGCTTCTTTTGTAAATGAAAAAGAGTAAGCTATTTAATTAAGTAGCTTCGCTTTTTGATCTTCAAACTCTTCTTTGGTGATTAACTCTTTTTCTAGTAGTTCTGAGAGTTTCACAAGTTTATCTGTTGTATCTGTTTGAATATTTATATTAGTAGAAGCTTCTTTTTTTAAGAGTGCTTCTTTTTTTTGGTACTCTTTTTTCAACGCTTTTTCATAACTGCTTCGTTCACTATTAGAGCCAATAACAACAAGAATCCAAACAATTAACCAAAACCCAACTGTAATTATTGACAAAATTAAGTGGAGTATATGGTTTACTCTTGTTGATGCTATTTTACTTTTTAGCTGCTCTATGCTAAACTCTATTTCTTGGCTGTTGCTGCTTTCTTTTGTTCCGGCAACACCTTTAAAAAATGCACCAGTTGCCCTCAATAGTTTCCCCATGTCAAAATCCTTTAAGTAATATTATCTAAGTAATTCTTTATATTCTCTTTGTGTATATCCTCCCACAATAAACTTCTTACCGTTTTACAATACTAAGAATTTAAGACATTAAGGGGTTTACAGTGGCGACGCTTTTTATAGATACCAAATTAAACCATAATGGAACGGTAGAAGTAAAAAAACTTCGTGGGGAAGTAGATAGTCTTGGAAACTCCTCTCAAAAAACTCACACAAGCCTCGCAGGAATGGCTGTTAAGGTTGCAAGTCTTACAGTAGTAGCTTACGCAGCATCTAGAGCGGTTAAAGCATTAGTAACCTCTGGTTATGAATATAACAATTCAATAGAACAAAGTATTCAAGGGTTAACAGCTTTAACAGTTGCAACATCATCAAATATAGATTCGCTCGGTAATTCAATAAATATTCAACAAAAATATGCACTTGCTAATAAAGAATCATTTAAAACGATGAAAGAACTTGAAGCGATTAATGCTCAAACCCCGCACACACTTAATGAAACGAACAAGATATATAAAGCTATGTACGTATCAATGAAAAAAGTAGGTGCAACGAATAAAGAGATGATAAGTTTAACAAAACAAATCTCAATAGCAGCAGGTGCAGCTGGTATTGAATTTAACTCTTTATTGGCTGGTGTAGATGGGTTAGCATCAGGAACCGTATTAGCAAATTCTGATTTAGGTCGTTTCCTTAGTGGGCTAGGACTAACTAATGATGCTTTGAAAAATACTAAAGATGTTGTAGGGCTTCTAGATAGTAAGTTAAGAGACTTCAAAGGCGCTGACACAATGGATGTAGCAGTATCAAATCTTACCAACACATGGCAACAAATGACAGGAGAGATAACCGAATCTTCTTTTGATGGTGCAAAAATCGGTTTAAATGAGCTATCAGGCATAATAAAAAACTTAGATAAAGAAGACATTAAAGCATTACAAGAACAGTTTGATAATTTTGCAACTGCCGGTGTTGCATCTGTTGGATTTTTAACTAAGGCTTTTATTGGTCTACAAAGTACAGTAACTACAGCTGGTACAGCAATGGCAGACGTAATGTTATGGCTTACTGAGTGGGATGGTGACTACGAAGAAATGTCTAAAAGTTTGTGGGAAACACAAATGAAGGCATTGGCTGCCAATCAAAAAATAGTAGATGGCATAAATAAAGCAGTTAATAAAACAATTGCTGGTGTAAAAGAAGCTAAAAAAGAAGCTTCTGAATTAGAAAAAGCTTCTAGTGGAAACCTTACAAATAAAAGCACTTTTGATGCTACAGAATCAGCAAAAAAAGTAAACAACATCTTTAAAATAATGAATGCTCAGACAGTACATAGAATTAAACTTGAGGAAGCAGCTGCTAAAGCCACGTTACAATATAATCAAGAGCTTCAAAAAAACCATAAACTATATATATCGATAGTTGGTACAGATTATGATAAGTGGCTATTAAGTACAAATAATAAGCTTTTGGAATTGCAAAAAACAGGATTTATTACAAACGAACAAATAAGAGATTTGTTTACCACTCTACAACAAAACCATAACACAGAACTAACAATGACCGGCTTAGACGAAGCTACAAACGGCATGACGGATATGATAGATAGTCAAATAGAATTAATATCTAGCACCAATGATTGGAAAAATGGATTAACCGGAGTCGCAGCAGCCATTGGCGGAGTCAGTACAGCTTTTTCTAAAATGACAGTAGATAATTTAACTGCAACTAAAGCACAATTAAAATTAGATAGAAAACACGAAGTAGATAAAAAGAAATATGCGAAAGATAGCACAAAATTACATTTAGTTGAGCAAATATATCAAAAAAATACTACAAAAATCAAAAAAGCATCAACGAAAAATGAGCTAGACGCATATTCAAACTTGGCAGGTGCTGCATCTGGATTCTTTAAGGAAAGTTCGGCTGGGTATAAAGTTCTTAACGGTCTTCAAATAGCTTTACAACTTGCTATACAAGCTACAGCATTATCGGAAAGTTCAGCGGCGGCAACTTCTGTAGCAGCTTCTACAGCTGCCGCAGGTGCAGCAATGACAGAGGCAGGGGCAAATGCAACGGCATCTGTAACGGCAGCAGGTAAGGGTGACCCATACACTGCGGCGGCTCGTGTTGTTGCAATGATGGCACTAATGGCAAGTGCCATGACTATGTTTACTGGCGGTAGCGGAGGAGGAGGTGCTACTCAACCCGAAGCACCTCTAACAGTTGGCGATGTATCTGGTGGAAGTTTAGGAACACTTTTTGAGGGAACAAACTCATACTCGACACTAGAAGATGCAATTAAAGAGCTCAATAGCACCATCGATGTTCAAAACAAACTCTTCACCGCAAGTGGTCTGTATGGAACTAAATTTTTAAATGATAAAAAAGTATCTAGTGCAAACCTGGTAACTGACACACTCGAAGCTTGGCGAGAAGTTTTTAAAAGAACAGACAATGTTGATGTTAGCGGAAGCATGGCAGGGTTTGATGTGAAGAGTCTTTCGGTGTGGGAGCAAAATACTACTAATGTTTTAAAGACATTCGGGGATGATTATTTAGGTTTTGTAAATTCTATTGCACATTTCGATGAAACATATGTAAACACATTTCTAAACGCTAGAGGTCAAAACCTGCAAAATATAGAAAAGGTAATGACTGAAGCTAAAATGGCTATTAATACATACTCCTTAGATATGTTAGACCTTGCAGAGGCTATGACGGATTACAGAAAAACCTGGATAGATATTTTTGAGGAACATACCAAGAAGAATACCTATACCTTGCAAGCTCAAAAAGCAGCTACGACAAAAGTAAATACTCTTAAGACTAGCATAGGTGTAAACTCTTACGCAGATCTTCTCGAATCTTTAATAAATAAATACAACATTGACTATACTAAAGCTCAGGAATTATTTAAACAAGGAGATATGTACAATCTCGCAATAGAGCTAAACAATCTGTTCCCAAAAGGCTCTTTTGACCCTCAAGAAGTTTATGACTACGTAGATGCAATCGAATCAGTCGGCAAGATGATGATAGATTCTAAAAACAACATCGACTCCTGGAACCAAAGAAACGAGACAGCTTCAGACACAGCGGTCAGATTGGCTAAACAAGTCGGCGTTAATCTAGCAACAAGTATGGGCGGTCTCGACTCTATGGCTTCTAAGTTAATAGCCTCAAACAACGCTCTTAGCAGTTCAGAGTTAGAGCTTCTTGGTGCGAATGAAGAGTACATAAAATTCATAAATGAGACAGCAATTGACGGCTTAAACAAAACACTTGAAACTACATCGGCAAGTATCAATACACTGGAGGGTACACTAAGCTCTCTCACGGGGATTATAGATAAATTAAGAGACAGCACTCTCGGCTCATCTTACTCAATCGGCAGATACAACAACTCAATGAGTGAGACTTTAGCACTTGCAGGTACAGACAATGCAAAAGACTTTCAAAAATCACTAAGCTACACTATCTCCTCATCTGACGCACTCTTCAAACCTGAGAATTTTGCAACGCAAAACGATATGCTGTTCGCTCAAGCAGTAGCAGCCAACCAGTTTGACAGTATGGAAGTAAAAACTGCGACGCAAATCGATTATTTAAAAGAAATTGCAGAAACCGTAAAAAAACAATTAGCTGTTTTTGATGGCACCGATTTTTCATCAATAATTCAGGGAATATACCAAAGCGAGCTAGGTCGCAGTGCTAATGCAGGTGAACTTGATTATTACACAAATGATTTTAATAATGGCCAAAGTGTGGCAGATGTAACGAATACAATTTCAAATAGCGATGAAAACTTCATACGAGGCTTATATGAAACTTCCGGTGCTATTAAAGATATGAGTTATACAGCAGCTGGTGTAACTGGTTTAGAGTATTGGATGAATGACTTGTCAGCAGGGGATATATCAAGAAATGAAGTTACTGACATATTTAAAAATGTATATGGTTTTTCAAATGGTGGTTACACAGGAGATTCACTAGGAGTTGTACACCCAAAAGAATATGTATTAAACGCAGAAACATCGTCACAACTAGGGTTAAACAATAGTAGTTCAACGGGTGTGTTTGCTCAGATGGTGAAAAAAATGGATAAGTTTATAGAAAAAATAGAACAACAAAACGAACTTATCGCTGCACAGGCAAATGAAATTAGAGCAATGAGAAAAGAGACAGAAGAGCAATCAATAACCCTAATTAATATCGAGGAGCAAACAGCATGATAATAGCTCCAAGAACAGCGACAAATATATTGGCATCAAACATCGTTGCTATTGAAGTTGGTGTAAATGTGTATGACCCATTATCGGCTTATGTAACTTATGACGTAGTACAAATAAATGGTACTACTAACAGAAAATACAAGGCTGTTCAAGCTGTTCCTGCTGGAACTGACCCTTTGGTTGATGTAAATCCGGTGACAGGTAGAGGTACTTACTGGTGGGATGCTGGTGCTACTAACTATGCAAAGGCTTTTGATGAATTAGGTTCGTCAAAGTGTGAAAATGCTGATTCAATTTACTATGAGTTTTCAATATCGGACATTGATGTCCTTATGCTTGGAAACCTTAACTCAGCAACAGTCAGGTTAAAAATAGTTGACCTAGATACTACTCTTACTGTGTTGGATGCAACATACTCGACCCTAGAGAGAGAAGTGTATGATTGGCAGGAGTGGACCATAGCAGTTCCTGAGTACCATAGCAGTTTTTATAAGATTTTGCCAATAACATATAACGCGACGCTGGAAGTATGGATAGACAACCCAACTCAGACAGCTTCCGTAGGTCATATCGCCTATGGTCGTTCTAAAAACTACGGTCTCTCTCTCATAGACCCGAAGCCTATAAGTTCTCGCCGTGGTATCACTTCAAAAACTCGTAGTGCAGATGGAAATATTACCACTAGAAGAAAAGCAAGATATCGCAGAATGAAGATTACCTGCCTTATAGACTCAAAATCAATAGACATCATTGAGGATAGGTTAGAAGCCATAGTAGACACACCTTGTATCTTCGTTGGTGATGAACGTGACGGCGGATATAAGGCTTTGCTAATCTATGGAGAAATGAAAGACCACGATATGCCAATATCAGTAACAAAAACAACATACTTACTTGAAGTAGAAGGATACCAATAATGACAATAATACCATTAGTAACGAACTTTGATTTGACAAGAATACCAGTAGAAGGCACACCTACTTTTAGATCTGATGCAACATATGCGTGGAATACCATACCTACCGTGATAACGGAGCTAGATGCTTCTATAACAGCAACAAATGCAGTTGCTGGTGAAATAGCAGCACTAGCTACTCAGACTCAAAACGATAGCCTTAGTGCAGCAGCAAGTGCCTTGGTATCAAACAGCAACGCATTATATAAAGGTGACTGGGTAGCAGGGTATGCTACGACAGGCTACTCTTTAGGAATGAGTGTAACATTTACAGATGGGTACAGATATGTTTCAAAAATAGACAATAACTTAGCAACTCCGGTCACTTTGACAAACGATGCAAATTGGGATTTTATAGAGGCGGTAAGCCCTATAAATCCTGTATTCACAGGCTCTATTACAGAGCAAACAGCTACTATGCCTGCATTGGCTTTAGACCCTGCAAATGGAACTATTCAAACACTGACAATGACAGCCGACAGCACATTTACAGAGAATTTATTAGATGGACAATACTTATTTTTTGAATTGACTAACGGAGGGTTTACTGCTGATTGGATTACATCAATGACGGTAGTTTGGATTGATGGAAAAATACCTATTCTTTCGACAACAGCTTTATTGATGTTTTACAAATCTTCTAACATTTTAAAAGGTGCTTTGGTTGGGAGCATAGTATGAGTATTTTAAAAGCATTGATGGGAGCAAGTTCTAGTGTATATAGAAAGATAGCATTAATAAACATTGCCGGAAATATAGAAATTGGAACTTTTGATATATCAATATATTCAGTACCAGACATCACTATCATAACAGGACTTGCTACAGTTGATTTTACTTCAATAAAATTTTCTCATGACAATTCAATGATAGCAGCTACAACTAGGTACGGAATATATTTATATTTAGTATCTGACGGCTCTTTAATATATTCCGATGTATCCCTCTATTTGTATCCATCAGCACTAGAGGTAGAAGTAGACTTCTCTGCAGATAACACATTGTTGTTGTACCCAGTAGCAGTTGGTGCTGACTATGTGTTAAATATAAAAAAATTATATATACCCACGTTAACTGTAACAACATCTGCTAGTAGTATCACATCTAATAGTAGTGCTGCTGCAATAAAGACACTGTTCGCACTAGCCGAGACTGCTGTGCTTTTTGAATATGAACCACCTCTAGTATATACAGGAAGAGTCTTAACGCTACCGCTGGACTTAACAACAAGTGCTACATTCTTAAGTGCTACGGCTACTGTAGACCCAGTTAGAGCTTCGAGTTTTATGGTAGATCGTGTTAATAATTTATATTATTGGTTGGTGCCAAGCACCGTGACAACAGGAAAGGTATTAATATATGATATAGCTCTAACGCTGGTTGCTACAATACTAGACATATACTTAATAGCAGGTGGTGGAACAATCATACCAACAACTTTAGACTCAAGAGTTCCTAATATTGTTGGTTTTGTTAGTAGTAAAGGTATTTGGTTATTTAACAGTGTCACCCTTAAATTTGCATACAAGGTTGATTATATTCAAGGGGTCCAAGCATCATTAAATACTAAAGAGCATATTTTAATGAGTGATGCATTTTTATCAACACAGGAAATATATAGTGGCGATTTTATGGTCAATAAATTAGCTCTTCCAAACACTTCTCTTGGGCTAACAACAATATCAAATTATTAAGGAAATAAAATGGGTTTATATTACAAAGTTCCAGATACAAAGACTGGTGTCATTACTGAAAAAAGAAGAACAAGAGAGCAATTTGGTGTAGGTAAAAATAGCCCTGAATCGACCTGCATTAAGCTTGGATATTATTTAGGGGTCGGCACTATGCCATTATTTAATGCATCAACACAAACACTAGATATTAGTGAATCTTTTGATGCTATTAATAAAAATGTTGCAATAACATATACAATTATTGATATTCCTTTTACCGACTTGCAGTCAGAAAAGTTGGCACTGCTTAAACGAAATACTCAAACACTACTTGACGATAGACCTATTATAAACGTAACTCTAGCAGATACAAGAGTTCTTTCAGTAGATGCAGGTGCAAGTGATTTAAGAAACTTAGAAGCAGGTCAAGCTTTAGGCTTAACTTTCATAATAGATTCAAACAATATAAGTCAAACAATAGCTGTCACAGACTGGGATACCATCCTCAACGCAATAAGAGCTAACGGATTGAGTATTTTACAAAACAAGTGGACTTTAAAGGCTCAAATTGAAGTCTCCACTACTATTGCAGAATTAGACTTGATAGTGGTGTAGGAGAGATTATGCAAAGTAAGTTTTATACACCTCTGAAAGTTGAAGTCTTGGCAGATGGCAGAAGACGAAAATTAATTGATGATCTAATTTATTATAGTGAATTATTAAATCAATATTTATGTGTACCGGCTGACTTTATAACTGATTACGCTTCAATACCCCGTATTTTTTGGAACATATTACCACCTAGCGGGAAATACACGAAAGCAGCGGTATTGCACGATTACATATATAACAGTGGTATTTTCAATAAAAAAACGGCAGATTCACTCTTCAAAGAAGCAATGAAAGCTCTTGAAGTTGATGGTTGGAAAGTTAATGCAATGTATTACGGTGTGGATTGGTTTGGTTTTATGGCGTGGAACAATTATAGAAAGGAAAGCTCTAATGGTAACAAATAATTCACTACCAACCCTAAACGTGCTGTATCTTCCGTTTGTATCTGCCTTCGCTTGGTTGAACTTGTCATTAGAGTCTGTTTTCATTCTCTCGCTTTTACTCGCAATTGATTTTATTACCGGTCTTACCAAAGCGTGGATTTTAAAAAAGGACTAAGCAGCCAAAGAGCACTTAGAGGCATACTAACAAAAGGTTCTATCTTAGCCCTGGTTTTTGCACTGGCGCTGATGGCAAAAGGTTTAAAACTCGATAGTGATTTATATTTGTCTCTCTTTACCTCAATTTTGATTTTAAGTGAGACGTATTCTATTTTCGGGAATGTCTATTCAATCAAGACAAAAAAGGAGGTAGAAGAGTTTGATGCGGTGGCTATGGCGATTAAAAGTGCGAGGCTTGCTATTGCTAGATTTTTTATTTTAAAAAGGGATGAGTTGTGAAAAATATAATGATGATGATGTTATTTGTGATAGTTATTTTGTTGAGCGGTTGTGCATCTAACGATAAGGTTTACGGAGTTGCAAAAAGTGCTTACAAAGTTGGTGAAACAATAGCACCACTCGTTCCAATGGATGAGAAAACAAGAGCTACGCTGAGAACTGTAGATGCCGGAGCAAAGCTGTATGACCAAGGTCGTACAGCGGTGCGTAGTGGGCAAGATAAAAAAAAGTAAAGTGTTCTCTGAATGTAAGGTTTAGGGATAGGTTTTTTATAAAATATAATTGTAGGTGGTAGAAGATGAAAGATATTAATCCATTAATTGACAGTATTGAGCAACACGAAGGTTACAGAGGAGAGGCATATAAAGATACTTTAGGTTTTGACACCATTGGAATGGGAACTAAACTCCCATTGTCGATGCGAGAGGCTAGACTGCTGCTACGCATTAGGTTAATGGATATGATAGAACATATAGAAGTGAGAAAACCTATTTTCAATAGAGTACCAATAGAAGTTCAAAATATCTTGGCAGAAATGGCTTACCAGTTAGGTGTAAGAGGGCTGTTGGGATTTAAAAAAATGTGGAAACATATTGAAGAGTATGAGTTTGCAGAAGCAAGTGTTGAAGGTTTAGATTCCAGGTGGGCTAAACAAACACCCAAGAGAGCTAATGAGCTGATGAAGAGGATGAGAGAGGTAGAAGGTTAGCCCTTCTTATCCCTTTTATTTTTTTGTTTACAAGCCTCAGAGCAGTATTTACTTTTGCCGGTCCCAACAAACGGTTTGTAGCAAACCTCGCAAAGTTTCTCAACTTGATTTTTTGAAAAATATCGATGGTAAATTTTTAGTAAGCTACAATGACCATAAAGTTGTGAGGGAAATTTATATTACAAATTATGAGATAAAAGAGAATTTGTTTAGTCTTTAACAAAATGAATAATATTCTTTGTACCGTTTTTGTACCGTTTAATTGCAAGACTATTTCAACATAAATATCAAAAGTTTGTTTATAGAATAGCTATTTTCGAGTCTATCTTGCAACGCTCTTGCACAATTTTAAGTTTGGCTTAAGTCAATATAAACAGCATTTTAGATAAAATACTAAAAAAATTAATGCAATAATTATCGGAGAATTTTATGGACGCAGCCAAATATATTTGGATGAATGGAAAATTTATAGCGTGGGATGATGCTAAAATACACGTTCTTTCACATACATTGCATTATGGCAATGGTGTAATAGAGGGAACTAAGGCTTATAAAACTGAAAAAGGTTATGCTATTTTTCGTCTAGATGAGCACACTAAAAGACTTAAAGAGTCTGCAAAAATGACTCTAATTGATATCCCTTATTCAGTAGATGAGATGAATAAAGCTCAAATAGAGCTAGTTAAAATGAATGAATTTACGCTTGACACTGTATATATTCGTCCCTTCGCATTTTTAGGTTATGGTGTTATGGGTGTTTATCATAAAGATGCACCTGTTGAGACTGTAATGGCAGCTTGGCAGTGGGGTGCTTATCTTGGTGAAGATGCTCTTAAACATGGAATTAAACTAAAAATTGCTTCTATGACAAGACCTGCGAACACTTCAAATATGGGTAAGGCAAAGGCAAGTGCAAACTATTTAAACTCCCAAATGGCAAAGTATGAAGCAATTGATTGCGGATATGATGAGGCACTGCTTCTTGATGATCAAGGTTATGTGGCAGAGGCTAGTGGCGCATGTTTTTTTATGGTTAAAAATGGAGAGTTGATTACTCCTCCGCATGACAACTCTTTAGCGTCTATAACGCAAAAGATGGTAATTGAGATGGCTGAAGATTTTGGTTACAAAGTTACTCGTCGTCGTATTACAAGAGAGGAAGTTTATGTGGCTGATGAAGCGTTTTTAACAGGAACTGCAGCTGAGATAACACCAGTTGCACTTGTTGATGCAAGAGAGATTGGTTGTGGCTCTCGGGGAGAGATAACAGAGAAAATTCAAAGCACTTACTTTGATATAGTTTTTGGGCGTAACAAAAAATACGAACATTACTTAACTTATATAGATTAG